TGTTGCGTAGCTCGGATGTTTTGATCAAGACCATGAATACAACCTAACAAATTAGTAATTTGTCGTTGCTGAGCTTGGAATTGAAGTTGTTGCTGATTCTGATTGTTTGTCATATTAATTTCGATACTATGACGATCATCTCGGCGGCGACCTTCATTTTGAAGTTCATTGATTAAATCTTGTCGCTCAGCAGCAATACGGTTTAATTCTGCAATTTGGTTTGCTGTAATTAATGCTCTGGTTTTTTCTCCATCATCTTTTACAGTTGCAGATAGTTGCCAACCTAAGCGTTCAATATTGGTATTTGTAACACCTTGACCAATTGCCAATTGAGTTGAAACAGCATCAATTTTATCGCCATTTTGTGCAAAACCCTGAAGAGTTGCTAGTTGACCATTAAAACCTTGTTGTTGCAATGCAATAGTTTGCTGCATGTTTTGGCTTGTGATGTCTGCTTGTGCTCCAGCCAATGCCAATTGAACTTGTGCTTCAGCAAGTGGAACAGCGCCTTTTAAATCACCAATACCTGTAAGAACATTGGTATTTTGGATTGTATCTGTAACGCCAGCCAATCCAGCAGTAAGGTTACTTGGAGTCACACAGCCCTCGCCATCTCGTCGAAAGCCATCATTACCAAAACCAAAGCCACCACGACCACCAAGCATAGCTAATGCAAGCAATCCAAGTCCACCACCACCAAGACCATCACCGTAGCCGCCAGTTGCGACCATTGCTGGATATGTAGGCTGAATGTTCATTTTTTCGTCCTCATGCATGATAAATACCTTTTAGATTAGGTGATTGCCATTGTAATATATGATTTCTTAAAAAAATCATGCGAAAAAAAATGTCACATAACAGCGTAACAAAATGTATATATTGTGGATCAATAAAGAAAATTTGCACCATATGTGGAAAGACATTTCTTTCCTTAAGAAACAATCATTTATATTGCTCATCAAGATGCAGAACTAGAAAATATAGAAACAATAAAAAGCCCCAATAAAGGGGCTTTGTAACGCCAATATGTCACAACTAATTCACACACTGAACGCAAATAGTAACATGGATATTGTTTTTAATTGAATGAGCTGTGCAACCACTAAAGGCTACGCAAAGCGCGCTCAAAAATAACGGCAATATCTGCAATTGCTTGCGCCTTGTCGGTTCCATTAATGATTCTTCGGGCATTAACATAATCCTTTTTAGACTGGTAAATGTAGTCTGAAAGATTCTTACCAGTAAACCAACCCTCTTTCATCCCAGTTAATAAAATCTTAATGGCGTACTCTTTTTTCATAACCATGTCTGGATTATCTAGGAAGTTGAATCCAAGCTTATCGGATGCTTTTTTGTAGTTGTCAAACCACGTGAGCTGAACATACCCGCGACCATAGTATAAATAAGGGAAGTCTTCATGCACATAAGCCGAACGCTTTTCCCCATTGCGGAAGGAGTACAATCTATCTTGGTTATTTTTGTACCATGTTCCATAAGGCCGACCCTTCCCTTTTCCATACTCTGAGATTGGAAGCATGGTTTTGCCAGTCTCCCACCAAGTTGTTGCAAGGATGTATGCGCCATGTGGGTAAGTAATGGATTTATCTTTATCCATTTCTCCTACAATAAAATTGATTTCATCTACTTGACTTTGCGTTAATCGACCAATAGATTCACGCAAAATTGAAAACCCGCCTTTAGTCATTTTCATTTTTACTTTCCTCTGTGTCTATTTTTTTAGAGATAATTCGAGAAACTTTATGGGTCCCCAAGTAGCCAACAAAAGCACCGATACCAACCGCAAGCGTCTCTGGCATGCTAAAATAAGATAGTGCAGATGATATCCCTAGAGTTAATCCAGCACACATGAAAGATTCTAGCCAGTCTGCCTTTCCATTATCTTTTGCTGTTCGCCATAACGCCATAAAGAAAGCTAAAATTAATCCCATAATAGTTGATCCATACTTGTTTAAAAAATCAATTGCATAGTCAGTATAATGTTCCACATCAAGACACCCATATAAGTTTTACTAATAATAACAGAAAAAAGCCCCGAAGGGCTTTTAATCAAATTAACCAAGTAACATTTCTTCTAATATCTACTGCTGACATTCCCTCAACTTTAATTATAAATTGATTTGCGGATGCTGTTCTAGCAGATAAAGAAAGGGTTCTTCCAGACCAACTAAAAGTAACACCAAGAGATGCATCATTGATAATTTCTTGGGCTGATGTGACGCTAGCGCTATTGTCTGAATCGATAAATAACTTAACAAATGCCTTACTACCAGTTGCGTCATTTGCATCACAGCCAGTGATAGTTATTTCAAACCCAGCTCTAATTGATGCAGTTAAAATTTGCACAGGTGTTGTGGTTAAACTTACTTGTCTAATTTCAGATCTATAAAATGCTGGCAATGCAGATCCAGTTGGAGCCGTTATATCGATAATCTCTCGATACTGCCTAGAAAGCGTTCTTCGATCAACTGGTGAAACTACCGTAGCTGTGCCATTAAAAGTGTTCAACCCAAAACTAGCTTGAGATGTTAATATATTGCTTGTAAACAAAATATCATTAAATGTGTTACCTTCAATAACAAAATCTCCAGTTGCTGGTGTATTATAAGAGAACCCTTTACCAGCATGAAGGCCATACATTTTATTGTTTGTAAACTTACCAGAAATTATTGTATACCCAAGTGTCGTGCTAAATGCAAAAGTATCAAATTCGCAATTATCAACAATACAATCTCTCCATCCATTTGTGCAATTGTTTCTAATTGTAGCAACACCCTTAAATCGACAATTTAAAAATTTAACATTAGGCGACCCTGTTGGGGTATTTTGTTCTTTAACAAGAACTGTTGGCTCCGCATTAGGGCTGGAAACAGCGTTAAACTCACAGTTTTCCATAACAACATTGTATACTGTATCCGATGTGTCTGGATTTGGCTCAATATCAAATAGGTAAACCCAAGACAATTCAGGTTTTAATTGATTGAATCGGCAATTTTTAAACTTCACATCATGACAATAAACCAATGCGGCGGTGTTGCGTCTAGCGTCCTGAAAGTCACAGTTCTCAAAATAATGATTACTACAACTAGCACCATCTTTACCTCGAATATACAAGCCCTCAAAGCGATATCCAGACGTTTCAACATATTTTGCTGTGAATGAGTCACCTATCAACTGAATACCAAATCCAGTATTTGATGTTGATTGATTTAGTTGTAAACCTAGCATCTTTAGATTAGATATGCCTGCACCAGACACATTTTCAGGAACTAAATATGTGTAATTCCCAAGAGTCGAATGCCAGAATGTGCCATGTTCAAATTTTACAGCCTGCACAATTGCCCTTGATGCTGTAATGTCTGAGCCTACAGCAGTTGTCACAAATGATTCAAAAGTACCACTAACCTCAACGTTTGATTTAGCCATAGCTTGTGCATAGATGTGGCCCTTAGGTAATTTAACTACACCACCACCAATTAGCGCCATGTAATCTATACACTTTTGCAGTATTGTTGTTTGATTTACTATATCTGTTTGTAAAAGATTTGCCTGTAGACCACCTTGTGTTGCATGAAGTACATTATTAATTATCTGTAACTTCCATCTACCTGTAGTAACCCCAGTTACAGCTATTGTAGATAAACCATCGTCAGAATCTGTATTTGATGAGTCCCACTTATATCTAGCACCACCATAGCCCTTTCCGCTTAAATACTCAGATGTTTCTGCATACTGAGCATTTAAGCGACCCTTTGTTTTTCTAAGTTCGTCAATATTTAAAACACCGATGGTATTACTATTAATTTTCCATCCCGTTAGATCAACATTTGGATCTGTAGTGTTATTTGGAATTGTTGATATAACCTCATCACCATTATCTAGCATTATTCTAGAGTTGATTGGATATGCTGTTCCAGCAACAAAGTATTTTAAAAAATAAGGAGTCTCTTTGAATGCATCCGTAAAGGTGGATCCATTTTTAAATTGAATCTTACCTTCTCGCAAAACTGGTGCCCCATCAACATATTCAATTGATGGGTCATAAGGCAAACACGACCCATTTTGCAATATCCAAAGCGCCTTTAAATCGCTGATTTGCTGAACATAGTTAAATTGGTTAATGGTTGGCTTTCCATTATTGGATCTAGTAACACCCCATCCACTTGGATAGTTGTTAAATTCTGGCTCATCACCATCTGGCGCTTGAGATGCGAATACTTGATTGTAATTCGGCTTTGTAATCAATGGCATTAAGTTATATTCCTATTGCAAAGTATGAAACATTTGTTCGCTGAGCTGTACCATTTCTTAATGTCACCTGAGTTCTGGTCCAAGTTATACCGCAACCAGCATCAGCAAATGCATCAAATGAAACACTATTTAAGGTTGCTTGAGCATTATAGCATGCCGATACAAACTCTCTAGGCAAAGCAACAACTAGATTTGAGTCTGAATTAACAGATGCCACACCCCATTGCATAATTAATCCGTTTGGTAATCTACACCACCCATTCGCCCCATTTACTTGCTCAAATGTTGATCCAACATTGCTTGGATTTATGGCTTTTGATACATTTGATCTAGCAGTAACTTCTTGTGGGTTTGCAAACTGGACAGCACCTTTTTGTGCTGTTGATGCATCACGAATCTTAACTACGTTGTTTTCAATATATAACGGATCAGTATAGGACAAGGCGCTTGCATTTAAGAACAATTCCCAATCGGTCTGAGATGTTGAAGGTGGCTTATTTGTGTTTTTGGTTCTTGCTCTATACCAAGACAAGCCAACACGAACACCAGCACCAACTGGATATTCAAGTGTATCAATCCATTCTGCAAATCCATTTTGCTCTAAATACTTAATATATGTGTTTAAAGCGTTAAATAGGCCATTCAACCCAGTATATTCTGGGAATCCATTTGTTTCGTCAAATGCAATTCCAAGTCCGCGCGCCCAAGCCTGAAATGGCTGTATCTCTGAAGTTGGAGCACCAGATGCAAAAATATCAGGTCTTGGTCTTTCGTAAATTGTCATAATTTAATTCCTTTACGCATCAATAAATGAGCCATCATCAAAACCATAGCTGTTAAAAAATCCATCAAACCCAAACTCTCGACCACTTGCATTAGTGTAAGTATACATTACACCCATAGGGCGCGGCAAAATATCCATTACTTGAATCATATATGCCTGTAACGGATTCAATGATGCTAATGGTAGAAATACGGTTGCTGTCATGTCGTAGTTATCCTGAACGTTTGCGTCGCTTGATAAAATATTTCGCATTGCATCCAGAACATAGTCAAGAGTTCCATTTTGAAAATTTTTGAAGATTTTTGCCCGAATTAAGAATCTGTAGTCTTCATCACCTAAAACCAAGGATCCGCCAGTAGACTCTCCTTGCTTGTACCAAATACCCTGACCCCAAGGCTGACCACCAATACTCTCGTAATAACCGAGATAACCTTTTGATACAAATGCTGGCAGAGTTCTACTCACGCCAACTCGTCTGCCAATAATATCAAGAGAGAATGCGCGAGCTTGATCTATATCCCATTGATTAATTAAGTCTGTTAGATTTTCAATAATTCTGTCAGTTTCACTCAATATGGCATTAATTGTGGCTAATGCCTTTGGCTTTTTTGCATACTGATAAATGATTAAATTAGAATAATCACTCAACTGTCACCTCCACATTCTCGGCGGAAATTAAACCATGTTGGCGCAAACCAATAGGAATAACCAATTGATCTGTTAATGAGGATGTGCTTAATGTGATTGATTTTACTTTGTAGTTTTCATTGTTTGTTCCGCAATAAAGTGAACCAGCAACTACATCGTCAGCAATATTAAATTGATTGTTTGCAATTGCGTTTTTAATTGTATCTTGATTTACATCAATGGCAGAGGATCTGCGAACAACGGTAATTTTAACAGATATATCAACTTGCTCTGATCGATCAAATCTAACATCTCGATCAAATCCCTTATAGAAAATTGTGACGGAAACAGCACCCTGCAATCCACATCCTAATGATTTCTTTCTGACAATTCTATTTGCTATATCTTCATCAGATCCACCAATAACAATAGCATTAATACTATGAGGCTCTACTCCTCGCGCATCAATAGAACCTGTATAGTTTTCATATACTTTTGCGTCACGAACATCATCAATAGAAAGTAGAGAGGCTTCCAATCCCTCAGCATCATCAAGATTATTAATTGAGTATGAGCGCAAGAATCTCATTAGAGCCGACTCGTCAGACTCCTGTAGTCTACCAAGTAAACTATTGGTTGTTGTAATTACAGATTGAACACCCAAAATAATGTTTTTAGGTATAAGCTCTTTGCCAGATCCAATATTGAACCCACCATATTGTGAAGACCTAAATTGCATTGAGGTCGATGATCCTGTTACAGTTGCTTGAGATGTGCTTTGCCACTCAACGCCATTTTCATCAGTAACTGTAAATCCAGAAGGAATGACGGTTCCATTTGTAGCAGTGATTGTAACGTTGTTTAGATATGAATATTCTTGTCGGTTTCTAGTCAAACCAACATATTTGAGCTGAATATCAAGCCAAACACCAACGGCTTTTGTTGGGTCTGACATTGCATAAACGCCAGAGATAATCTCGTTAATATCTGCACATGCTTGCGAGAATATGCCAATCATTTGACCGTCTGGGGTGTCTGGATCAATGTTAATATCTGATCCGTAAATATCGCGCATTGATTGAGATAGTCGCGTTAGAATTGCATCTAAGCGCTCAATCTCTAATCCAGTACTAAGGATTTGTAACACTAGTTATCACCGTTTTGGTTGCGTTATAGATGTCTGTATATCTTACAGTAATTATCATTTGTCTTGTTATGGTGTTGAGCTGTAATTGCAAATCAAGAAGCTCAGCAACACCCTCAACATCAAGAATATGTCGCTTAATGTCATCCTCCATAATCTGAACATCTGGATTTTTAACGAAATAAGCAAACCAATTTATCCCATGATCTTCATCTAGAAACCAGTTAAATCTGAATGACAATAGGATTGTTTGTACACACTGGCGCACCGCATCACTTCCAGTTGCGTAGTTTGCAAATCCACTGCCAAATGTCCAGTCGTGATTATTATCTAGCCTTCTAACTTTCATCGGTCTATCGGCTCCCCACCGTTCGTATGATCCAAGAATGATACACCAGCAGCAACCAAATCGGTATCAGTCTCAATTGGTCCAGTAATTCCAATGCCACCAGTTCCAGTCATGCCAGCCTGATATATTACTGGTTGTGTAAATGTAGTCGGAGCATCAATAAGCAATCCAGCCCCATGTATTTCAATCTGACCACTCTCCATAAGTCGAATATAGTTTGCTGGCCCAGCCATGTTTAGGCAAGATGGAACGATTGTTAAAGCGTTTGGTTTTGACTTGTAACCTCCATCAAAGAAAGCATCAGATATATCATGGAAGCGAATGTCAAGTGGAATAGACTTTCGACCAGACTCCCACCAACCATCAATACACCGCTCACTAAAAACCACAAGGCCTTCATCACCTTTTTTTGGCTCAGCAGTTATCATGAATGGCCCATAAGAGAACATTTTAACTGGAACATATATTAATGGAGGTAGCTCTAATTGCTCACCATTTCTCCCTAGCTGCTCAATCATTAGCTCAGCAGTTACCGTTTGATCTAATGGATTGAATGAAACCACACGAGCTGGCAATGAAGTATGTACTTGAATTTGTATGGAGTCTGATTGAGAGTTAAGTAACTCAGTTGTATTTATTTCAGGCATTAAAAAACCCCATCGTAAGATAGGGTTATTGTATCACTCAATTCTAATTACTGTTAAATTCTTCTTCTGTCATTTTCCCTAAGAAAATTATATTTGTACATACAAGATTTAATGAATGCCGAGGATGTCCAAGTCTTTCATGAATTAAATCTTTCGCCTCATCCATAACAAAACCTAAGTATCCGTTTGTAATATTTCTTTTTTCTTTTCCAAGAGATAAAGAAACATCGCCTTGTTTGTATTCATTCCTCCAAGAATAACAAAACATAAAATAATAATATTTTTGATCTGACATTTATTAGCCCTCATATATAACTAGGTCTTTTCTCTAATGATTCTTTCCAATTATCGACAGGCCTAACAAATGAAAGATAAATATGCTTTCTTCCATACCACATGTAGTCATCGTAAGAAATTGGCATTTCTTCAAAACCACAAACCTCTCCATCTGAATCGGTTGCAATCCAATTTACCCAATTTGGAACATTGATCCAATCGTATTTACTTTTCATTTATTAATCCTCAATAACTATTTCATATTTGTCTAACAAGTCTTGGTCAACAATAATCACACCAACTTGACCTTTTGATTGATAGAATTTGGGTTGCTCTGCATTCTTATCCATCCAATCGGATATTAAATTTTCAAGCTCTTTGCACTTTTCATCGTTGATAAAAACATCCTCTAAATAAGATTCTGAGTATTCACCAAATTCATCATGAGCTGAATTTGCAAAAGATTCAATTATTGAAGAGCCATCAATAAAACTATTGTGAGATGGTTTTAAATTTTCATGAACCTCAATAACCCAGCCTATTGCATCATCCTTATTTGTTGCAACATCTTTAATAAATTCCATTGCATCTTCAAGATCCTCAAAAGAATCCTCATCGGTTGGGCAGTAAAATACTTCTTTGTTTTCCATTTTTAAGCATCCTCATAAAGAAAAACCAATCATAATATGACTGGTTTATTTTTGCAATAGTAAAATTACTTCTTCTTATTTACTTCATTGTAAACCCCGTTTTGTAATGTAAGAATAGCCGTAAAATCTTGACCTTTATTGCTACCTCTCATTTGAAGTTGTTTAATTTTAAAGTCTCCAGAATATTCCTGAAGCCTAGAAACAACCCTAACAAGCTGGCCTACGCGCAAGATATTATTTAAGTAGCACCTAACCTCAAGACCATCACTAGTCTTTTGAGGGCTGCCAATCATGCCTGTATTTTCTTCAATCAGGAAGCCTTCATTGTTTGCAAGTGCAGAGGTCTTTGGCAACATGACAAGCTTGCCATCCTGAATGCTCCAATCTGCATTTTGATTCTTTGCAACCGATTTTAATATATCTCTACTATTTCCGACTAAAACCTTACCACGGGGCAATCGCTGCGTTTTAGGAAGCTCTTGAGTTCCTGCTTTTGTATTCGGCATATCTTTAAGGACTTCACCAACAATATCCTTATCGGTTGAGCCAGCCGCAATAGTTTTAGCAGTTCGAGAGTTTCTGTAGTCAATTGAACCGTCGGTACAGGTCATTGCGGTTGTGGTATCCACGCCCTCCTTGCGGTTATTTACATCATCAATGTATCCAACAAAAAGAGTTCTCAAATCATCACCATATCCTGCATTAAGCAAGATACGGTTGTATTTCTTTTCTGTAATTAAGTTTCTGGTTGATTGGCTAAGGTTAACAACTGATATTGTTGCCTCATTCGGTTCGGCCGTTATTGTCTTGGTTATATCAAATGAGATAGTTAATCCACCATCAATAACAATCGACTCTCTATCATTACCGATAACTAATTGTATTGCTCTGCCGAATTGCTGCATTGTATGTGTCCTTATCCACAATATAAACGTTAAGTCTAATGCCAAGCTCATTGATATTGATTGGCCCTTCTCCCACACCGTAGTCATCCAGAAGTACAAAAACAAATGGTAATTGAAGGTGAACGCCAGTAGGTGAGCCAACAGTAAGAGGTTCACCCTGAGTTAAGTAAACCTGATTTAGATTATCAAATAAATCGATATTCCAGAATCCAACAACACTGTTCCATCTCGTGGTTAGGGTTAAGTCATAACCTTCATGAGCGAAGTTCTGTGTTTGTAATGGGTCTGAATTTAATGGAACTAAGAACATTATAAACCCCTGATT